GAATACAGCAGATGGTTGGGGTTGGGCTTGAATAGGAACAATAAATCTAACAACTTGATCGGCTTGATTTGCGACCACAGAAGTGTAAACGGTATTGTTCTTTCGTTTCTGAGGAGAAGGAGCAACAGAAGCCGCAGAAGCGATAATCTGTCTCTTCTTGTATGTTAGGTAATCTTGGGCTGAATTTACTTGCATTACTTATTTGCAAGAGAAGAAATGTCTTCACGAAGGCCAGAACACACTTCTTTCCAAGTTTTGAATTTATAATCAGATGCGGCCGCCTTGTATTTATCAAGATTATCTACCATCTTCTGCATTGCCTTGGTAACATCTGTCACATTAAATTCAGGAATAACAAATCCAAGAGGCATTGTTCCAGCGGAATACGATCTTCCAGTTGATGCAATACGAATTGAAACATCATCATTCAAGAAGTTTTCATAACTACCAACATCTGTAACAATTTGAGGAGAACCGGTAAACAAATGTTCTAATTGACACAATCCATATCCTTCTCCATCAGACATATTGACACCGATATCTGAAATGTTATACAATTGATTGATAATTTCATCAGTAACAGCGTTTGGAGGAGAAGTATCAATGACTACCAAGTTCTTTTCATATTCAGAACTCAATCCAGCAAGTTTCAACTCTTCCTTGTAAATACGAGCAACATCATAATGCGCACCTGTTTTTGGGTTCATATTTGAGACGAATAGTGCATATAGTGGTTTCTCTGGATTCTTCTTAAGCAATCTTACAAATGCCATAATCATTAAATCAAGTCTCTTGCGACCACTGTTACGATTAGCATTTAAAAAGACAATCCCATCTTGTGGAATAGGAATTTTCATTGTTTCACGAAGATTTTTACGATTCGCAGGGGTCATTTTGGTGAATAATGCAGAATCCACAGCATGTTCTAGAATCTTAATCTCAGGATGACTCTCTGCGTATCCCTTAAAAATCTTAGCCCATTTTTCAGTGAAACAATATACACGGTCTGCATGATTGTTGATAGTATCAATCAATGGTTGAGCGATTCCTTCATAGACTTGATCTACATAAATCCAGAGCTTGTAAGTAGCCTTTTCACGTTCATGTTTCATAGACTCAACGAATCTATGAATGATTAATGGATCATTGTAGATCATGACAACATCAGGATTCACCATTTCAAGATATTCGTTGATCTTATTGAATCCAAAGCCTTCTTCTTGTGGATCCTCATTTGCAGCAGCATCGTATTGAATAATACCTTCAGGTGCTTTACGAATAGATGCCTTGCTTGGATGTCGTTGGAATCCAAAGTGATAAAGTTTTACATTTTCAATACCCTTTATTTCATTAAGAATATTGAAGGCAACCTTTGAATACCCGGTTGTTTGATCGGTATGAGTACTTACCAGCACAAATCGCATTCTTATATAAGAGAAACAGTGCTCGTTTAAACGAGAATAAACTTTATTTGTGTCGGACTTGTTAGTAACCCAACTCGCATGAGACGTTTGTTATCTTCAAATGCAGGTCCATCAAACACTTCACTTGTAGAAGGGTCTATATAAAACACCATATCATGAATAGCAACCTTCTGCAGGATTCTTTCGCGTTTCGTCATGTTTCTTAAATAAGATAGATCTCGGTTCTCACTATTTATAGATGGTTTGAATGCAAGATCTTCACCAGTTGTCGTGGTATCAAATCTCATACACGATAAGACAGGTTTTTCAGTTCCATGCAACTTTCTATGAATTTCGCAATCAATGGCTGCCTCTTTTAGAAGAACTGAAATACGCTTTCCAACCACATCTTTCTCATACGAGGTTTCATACAATGCCTCATCTGTTGACATAAATACTTCTTCTGGATTTCCACCTGTATATCGTTTGAGAACAGTGTCCGATCTACGAATTGGCACAATATTTGGATAATCCACTGATTTGGCTTCTTCCTTATTGAAAACACTGAGGTAGAAACTGACTCTCACCGTTCGTTCTTCAGGAGGCAAACTAGCATGTGAGTTGATACGAATAGCACGACCAATCACCTGATCGTGTCTTGTTGGAGTCCAATGTGGTTCCATGATATGAACGTGTCGGACATTTAACAACGTGATACCTTCTGCACCTGAAGACGATGCCATCATTATACACAATTTTCTGGTCTTTCCTTGAAGACTTAGTTTTAAAGATGATGGAAAGTTATCTGCATAGGATTCATTGAAAATTTGACGAATATATTCACGCTGTTCCACATCCTCTTCACCGGTATAAAACGCGTAGGCAGGTTTTTCTTGATCCAAGGATGGATCTTCTACCCATTGACCGTTCATCTTCGTAATTTTGTATTCCTGCCATCCATTCGCATCCAGAATAGCAGAGAAGACTCCCAATCCTTCCAAGGAACGATATTGAGAATAAATGAATTGATTACGACGTTTTTCACCTCCCAATGTTTCTTCCACATTATTCAACATCTTCAACATCTTAGGACTGAAAATAGCCAATGCCTCTTTTGAAAGATACTTCTTTGGATTGTTTCGCATAATTCCCAATGCTCTTTCATTTGGTGAAATATTGTCCTCTGTTAGATTCTCATCTGGTATCACTTCTTTTATATCAGGAGGAACAGCATAGTTACATACCAACCGTGATTTGACACGGAATGTTTTGAGATCGTCATTCATTGAAATACGATTCTTACTGTCCTGCTGTATCTCTTTCCAACGCACTTCCAAATATCGTGAGAACTGTTCCTTTGACATCGGAATCAATTCCAACATTTTATCATCGTCTATTCTGCGTGGAAGTACAGACTCATCTGCTCCTTTGTAATACGAAACCAATCCTTGAATACGTCTCTTAAATAGAAATGGGTTTTTGATAGTTAATCCATCCAAAAAGGTATTCACGAATTCTTCAAAATCAGTAGGCAACGCTTCCAAGGTATCCACTGAAATTCGTTCCATAGCAATTTGTGCGCCTCCAACTTCTCCTTCAAATTTATCTTTCCATGTTCCTACCCATTCATTTGCATTTGGATTGTAGTTCAAATCTTTCATGTACTGAACTGCAATACGATCACCTTTTTCGTTATAGACACTTCGGAACTTTGGAGGATTGCGCGTTACCATAACGTATTTCTTGACTACGTTGAACTCAATCGTATCTATATCTGGAATTGTTCGCAATACGTTTGTAATCTTCTCTTCATCCCAAGTTGGTGGAGTTGCAAATGGAATATTCACACGTTCAATTGGACCTCTCAAAAAGTTCATCAGATATGAGATCTCGTTTGGACGATTGATAATAGGTGTTCCAGAAAGTGCAACAATCTTACACCCTTTTGCTCGGTGAATTTCTTCATAGAGTTTATTTGCAATATCCGACTTATTCACAATTCGTGAAATGAAGTTATGAATCTCATCAACAATGATGACAGCGTTGTCATATGGATTCGGTTCACCCTCTTTTGCAAGGTATTTATCAATATTCTTACGTGAAAGACCGTTGTAACGAATGAAAGAGAACCGTTGATGAATAATATCCTCAATTTGCTTACGAATAACCTCTTTCTCGGTTTCAGGTAGGTTATTGAAGTTGGGTTCTTTACCAATGCTTGTGACGTAAAACTTTTGATTCAATGCCAAAAATCCATCCGAAATTTTGAGTGCCTTGGCTTCTGCACGTGTCTGCTCTGTTAATTGTTTCATAGTCCAGTGCTGATCGTAGGCATAGATAGGGTCACCACATTTACGAATCTCTCCCAAATAGTTCTCTTCAAGAGATGCAGGAAGCATGACAAACACATTTGCATCTGAAAGAAGTGATTCGGCTACTGCAATGGACGAGCATGTCTTTCCTGAACCCAATCCGTGATATACCAACAGACCACGATAAGGTGTTTCAATCAATAGATAATCGCGGATAATCTTTTGATATGGAAAAAGTTCCCGGTTTCCAGGTTTATCTTTGTTACCGCGGTACTTTAGAAAGACTCGTGTTATATAATCTGCAAAAGCCTTCCTGTTCGGAAGAACATATGGTTGACTCATTGTTAATCTGAACGGAAAAAGGTGTGAGTAAATAACAATGTTTCTAACTCGTCGCAACCATCGCATGTGGATGGTTACAATCTATCTATTCTTGATAGCAGGGTTCCTCTATTTGAAACCAGACATTGCATTCGGAAGAGAGGGTCGTGTTCGTCCATTTGGAACCGCAACAAAAGAAGCAACTATATTCCCTCTTTGGTGGTGGGTATTCTTCATCGCGGTTGTATCCTACGGAATCACCGTTCAACTCGCTGGATTTAAGTTTCAGAACTAAAAGGTTTCAAATGTTTCAACAATACTTTTGAGTTGTGCCATCATTGTATGTCTTTCAGTATGATGTGGGCGTATTAAGTCCTCACATTCCTTAAATGTCTTCCATGAGACCGCGGAAATCTCCCGTCTTTGCATGGGTGTGAACTTCTGGTTAATAGTTAGAATTTCTGGATTTTTCAAAATAGCCAAGAAATAGATATGTTTGTATCGGATGTTGTTGAGACCCATAAAGGTCTCTTCTAACACAATATTCTTCATCACTACATACGAATCTCTTGGAATATTCGTCTCTTCTGTAAATTCTCGTATCGCACAATCCAAATCAGTTTCT